GTAAAAAAAAAGACTCTGACGAAGAACTTACCAACTTTCCAACCAAAGGAGACAATAAAAAAATCAGTCTCAGAAACTCCCAGTACAGGACTTTTGACATTGATTATGCTGAAAAACTTAAACTGAATTATCCTTCTATATGGAGAGCAGGAGGAAACATAAGAGGTAATGAACAGTATAAAAAACTAAGACCTATAGCAAAGAGAGGAGGTGTACCTGAAGGACTTTCTGAAGAGAGAGCGATCAAACTTAGAGAGGCATGGATAGCAAGACACCTTAAAGACGGTTCTCAGTTCTCAGATGCAGATCATCCTGTAAACCTGTCAACGATTGCAGGAATCGTAGCACAAATAAAATGGTTAGCAATCGGCTCTATAGGTCAGAGCAAAATGAAGAAGATTATCAATCAGATGAAGAAAAAGATTGATGAATCAAAGAAGAAAGAGAGAGCAAAGAAAAGATACTGGACTAGATGGGTGAAAAACTCACAAGGCAAAGCAGAGAAAGAACTACTGAGAAGATTCAAGAGTTATCTAACTGCTGCAAAGAAAAGATATGTGAAGAGAATAGAGCAGATTGATAGTCAGGAGAAGTCTTTGATTGTCGATAGAGAAACATTTCTGGGAATACAGGAGGAGAGACAGGAACTTGATAGAGCAGTAGGAGACACATGGCTTAAATGGTGGATGCTTACAGGCAATCAGCAACTAGATGATCTTTATAGCAGAGCAGGAAAAGAAAGACCTTTGGATCTTGTTTTTGGAAATCGTGACTATGCTAGACAGTTATGGAATTCATCTGTAGAAGATATCACAACAAGTACAGGAAGAACAATCATGTCTGTAGTTGAAAGAGGTCTGGAGAATGGATTATCAACCAGAGCAATAGCACAGAATCTATTAGATACAGATCAAAGTGGCATTTTCAACCTTGGAAGAGCAAACAGGATTGCTAGAACAGAATCAACTAGAGTAGTCAATCAGGCAACTACAGAATCTTATAGAACACTACAAGCAAACGGTATTCAAGTAAAGAAACAATGGTTGACGGCTAGAGACGAAAAAGTAAGAGATTCACATGTTACTCTTGATGGACAAACTGTAGCAGCAAATGAGAACTTTCAACTCCCTTCACAATATGGTGGATATGAAGCATCTTCACCTGCCTCTTTTCCTGTTGCAGGTGAGAATATAAACTGTAGATGTACAGTGATCCCAGTACTCGATGAATAAAAAAAGATCGGTTCCTTTTACAGATCCGATCTTATATGTAAAGAAAACAGAAGAATCTTATTGTATCTTATATTCTTTTTTCAACTTGCTTGGAACAATACCGCCAAAAGAATCATAGTTTTTCAATATTGCCTTAACAGATTCACGATCTAGAATGTATTTGCTTTTGAAGTAAGATGAAATACTTGTATAAGGTTGTTTGTAATTGTTCTTGATGTATTGTAATTCTTTTTGCCAGTTCTCAGAACCTACAACCAGAATATCTTTTGGAAAGTCTTCACCTCGATACACATATAAACCTAGACCATGTCTAGCAATCGCCTTTGTAATACATCTCTGAATTGTTGTTATTACATCCTGACTCGTTATGTCTTTCAATGGTATAGACTTATTATAGTGATTCGTTATTGCTAGATATTCAATATGCTCTATGTCATTGATTTGAACACCTGCTTTAATCCAAGCTGTTTTATTATCGTGGTGATAATTCAACCCGTCTTTATTCTCATACACTGTTGATTTTGCAGAAGGATAGTTTGAGATCAATATCTTCCAAGCATCTGCCCATGATAGATATTTAAGGTTTGCGGATCCTTTGGTTCTTACAAATTCATCACAGTTTATTTTTGATAATGTTTCAAATGTTGATTCTTTCATTGTTTGCTCCTTTGGTTATTTGTTATATATTATTTTCATTGATTTAAGCAGCAAATCATGACCAATTTTATTCTTTACTTGACTGGTATACCAAGCTCTTGCTCCATTATAAAAGAAATCACATGTTGCATGAGAAGTATGTTGATCTATCCAATACCCAGAATAAGTTTTTTCATTTAAAAAGTCTTGTATCGTGTTTGTAATAATTTCAATTTGTCGATTGTATTCTTCTTCTCCTGTTTCATTGATTAGATTATCCCTGTGTTCTTTGTATTGATTGATTAAAGTTGTATGTATTTTCAACATGAGATCAATTTTTTCAGTTCTAATTTTATTAGCCCATGATATTTGTTTTTGCGATCCTGTTAGATTTGGTAATGTTATATTCATTGTTTGCTCCTATTGGTTATCTTCATTACGTATTATTTCAAAAATTAATTTTAAAAAATCTTTTAGTCGTGCGTTGTTCCTTTCTAATCTTGTGGATTGCTTGCTCCCAACTGGAAACCCATTAAATTTAATATAAAAACCTTTAACAATTCCAATATCATAAACTTGTTGCCAATCATCTTCTCCATATTCCTTTATATGGACTTCTATCTTATCATTTAACAATACATCATTTAATAAATAAGTCGATTTTTCAAGATCAAAGATATGTTGATGGTCTTTGAGCACTAACTCAATGACATACAATAAAGATATTGTTGTTTGATTTGGTTCTATGTTTGTTAAAGTTGTCATTCGTTACTCCTTTGGTAAGTGGGAGGTGTTACCCTCCCTTGTTGGTTAGATTCTATTATGTTCTACTGTTTCGATTGTGACACTGATAACATGTGATTGTTTTTTCCAATCTTTCACAAGTTTGTTTATTCTCCATTCTGTCATGTTGATTGTATCAATATGTCCTACTGTACCATCTTTGTATTGTATTTTGATGTATTTAGTCATTGTTTACTCCTTTGGTTGGTTAGTAATAATAGTATAAGATAATGTTCAGGAAAAGTAAACATAAATAACAATATATTGTAATAATATTTTCAAATTGTTGTACATGGTGATCACCTTTGGTATATTTGCAATGAGGATCTATGCAAAAATACACCTATATCATGAAGAGAACAGAACCTACTTCTAGCAAAAAGGAGAAGGTTTCCTTTGTTGCGTCTTCTGCTACTCCTGATCGCTATGGTGATATCATAGATGTGAAGGGGTGGGTATTAGATAACTACAAACGCAATAATGTAATATTGCTCAATCATGATTCAAACCAACTACCTATAGCGAGGGGTCATGTTTACGTCCGAAATGATAAACTTATTGTTGACGTGGAATTCGATAAGGAAGACCAAAGAGCTGCAGAAGTTGAAAGAAAAGTCAAAGCAGGATTCATGAATGCCGTATCTGTAGGTTTTCGTCCTCTTGAAAGCAAGTCAAGATCTGAACTCCCTACAGATAACAAATACTATGGTCAAAGAGGCATGTATTATAGCAAAGCAGAATTATTAGAAGTTTCAATCGTCACTATTCCGGCAAATGGAGAGGCTACAATGTTAGAGCAAAAGTTTTATAACGCAATGAAGGAAGAGATTCTTCGTGAAGTCAAATCAGCAATACAGGATAATCTTATTGTCAACAAACATATATTAGATGTCAAAGAAGAGGATGATAGATATATTGTATCTTTTGCAAAAGCAGAAATGAAACAACCAGAAGAGATTGAAGAAGAAATTGAGGAAGTAGAAGAAGAATACAAGGAAGAGGAAGAGGAAGAAGAAAAAGATTTATCTGAAGAATCAACAGAGGACATGGAAAAAGCAGATAAAGAAGAG